AACAAATTTAGAACCTAAAGCTAACTTATCTGAATCGTCTATAAAATCGGCCATTTAATTATTTTGTTTCCTCATGTTGGGCTTGTAGTTTTTTATCTTCTATCTTCTCTTGTGTTCTACCATATGCTGTTACACCTAATACGGCACCCATACAAATATGGAAGAATCCAGCACCTTGTAATGTTAATGGATTCCATTGTGTAAACACCACTTGTTTTAAATATGTTGCTTGTGCTAAGTTCCATAGTATAGGAAATATAACAAAATCAAATGCACATACCCCTAGATACAACCAACCCATTGCTGGACGCCACTTAGTGTTAAAACTTGTTTCTTTATTTTGTGTACTCATTGCCTATTTTTCTCCCTGTTTCTTTCGTTTTCTTCTTTAATATAATTTACCAATAATGATACGTATATATCACGCTCCCAAGGCAACATATTTTCAATCTCAGTTAATGAATATTTATGATGTTGCATCAACGCAAAATTAGTTTCGAAGTATGCCTCTAGCGTGTTATGGGCGAGGCTAATTCGAAAAAATCTGCGATTCCTGTTAACGTAACCTTACTTGTTACATTAGTTTTAGGATTGATTACTTCAACTTCATGTTTCAATCTTGGCATAGTTTCAAAGAACTTTTTGATTTTACTAAATGATTCTTGTGGCATCATTTCAATAAATTCTTTTAATTCTTGTTTTGAACTATCTTTTGCTGGATATATCTTTTCTCCTTCAAAAATATGGTCAATACAATCAACTAATATATTGAATACTTTTTCAATCTCTAGTGTCTCTATACCTTTACCTATATCATAATTTTTTAATGTAGGGTATTTCAATACCATACCTAAATTTCTTTTATCATCAACGATTACTCTATTAGTGTGATCATCATCAACTTGAACTTCAACCTTAGTTAAATCAACTTCAGTTTCAGCATAAGTTTTACCATCATCTGGACAGATAGTTTTGAATTTGGCTATTTCTGATACAGATTTTGCACGAATATTTAAAAAAATATACTCAACGTCAAATATTGGCAATTGATCTACTTTTAACACATCAAAAGTACAAGCATTGATAACTTCTTTTAAAGCATCAACCATTTGTTTATTATCACCTGTTTCAAGTGCTATAAACAATATCTTTTCTTCTTTAACAAGAAATGGTCTGAATTTGATTTTTTTATCTTCTGATGGTAACGTCAACTCATACGTAGGCACATCAACTCTTGGTAACGTCATAATTAACTCCTTTTATATTATAAATTAAGTGGTGGTAAATTGCCGAATGGAGGGAATACTCTACCACCTGTAATACCCCCGATTGGAATACGTCTTTTTAATCCTTCTAATACATCTTGACCAGCACGTCTTAATTCTGGTGGTAATTTATTTAGAAGGCCTCCAAATATACCATATCCACTTTTAACTGTAACATCTCTAAATGCTGGTGATCCTAAATCAATATTGCCTGATTTATCTAAGAAGTAGTTAATCCAATATCTAAATGTAAATGTAACTGTAAATGTTTGAACAGCATTTGCTTCATAATTGTATTCAACTGGTCCAATAATTTTAGGAAACACATCATATAATTGAACAGCATAAGTTATATCATCTCTTTCATTACGACTAGCAAATTGACCTAATTGGTAAATATTAATATCAGATACATAGTTATCATAAAAATTATAATTGTTAGATTGATTACTATAGATGGCCGATTGCCATAATTCAAAATATGATCTCTCTCTTAAAAACTTATCACAATAGAATGTTGCTGTAATATCTGCTGACTTATGGTCAAAAGCAATTTTATATGCTGGACCATGGTGTCTAATTTCTTTTGTTTGTATATCTCTATCTGGCATAGCAATAGCAGAACAAAATGCTCTCACTCTACGGCCATTAGTACCGTGTACAGCTTTTAAAGAACCTGAATCTGGAAATGTTGTTGCTGATTCTAAAGTTGTTCCTGAAACACCTACTTGGCTTAAATCGTCAATGCCTTGTAAATTGCCCAAATAACCACCAGTGTTTCCTTTTGGTAAATTAAACTCAACATAAAATCTGGCCTTACGAGCAAATCCTTCTGCCTCATTAATATAAGATTGAAAACGGCCTATTGTTGTTTCGGGATTACCACCTGCTTTTTGTCTAAACCTTGGATCATTTTCTACATCATCTAAAGACCTATCACGTGGTAAACCTAATCTAATATCAAAACCACCAATACGAACTCCGCCTCTTAATATTGCCATTAGATCATTCCTTTAGATGCTGAATAAACACCAGTATCAGAACGTTTTTGAAATTGTTGGACTGGTAAATAAACTGCTATAGCTGCTTGTACTACATCAATTTTTAAAAATCTTGATCTTACATGTTTGTATAGATATTTTTTAATAGTTGGTTTAACTAAAGGTATATTTTTTACCCTTTTCCAACTAACATCAAACCTTGTTGTAGAATCCATTTTGTTATTTGTTGCCCATCTTTGCATTTGTTCTAATAACCTAAATCTTAATATTGGTGGCAAATAGTGAAAGTTTAACCCACTAAATCCGCCTTCTATTGCCTCTAAAGGCAACACCAATGGAAAAGTATCATAAAAAGGTAATGTCTTTTTATATTTTGGATCATAAAAAAACATATTCAATAACCCCACATTAGGACGACCTGTTAATTTGCCTTGTGCCATCAATTTATTAGCAGTTACTTTATCTGCTATTGAAGAAACAGCATTTTTATACCAAGAAGCTGATTTTTGAGTATCGCCTTGTTTATTTGCTAGAGTGTCTAATATACTTGCCATTTACTATATTTATGTCTAATTATAGACGCCTATATCTTTTTCAGTGAAGATTTTAAACTCTAAATCATTACCCTCACAATAGGTTTTGGCCGCTGTCCATTTGGCCTGATTTTTAAGATATTCTAACTGTTCACGTATAAAGTATCTGCTTTGTTTCTTAGGTGCTTTTGGTGGGAAACATTGTTTATATGGTTTAATCTCAACCATATATTTTTTACCTGTTTTTAACTTGAAAATGAAATCAGGATAATATCTATGAATACGATAATCAATAGGTGATCTATACATAATAGGCAATTCTTCACTTGCCCAAAATTCAATCTGATCATTTTTATCCAAATAAACCATCATACGTCTTTCCAACAATGAACGATATACTATTCTATTTGGATCACCAATGTATTTCTTAGGGTGGGTGGGTTTATATATTCCTTTATAACTTGCTTTCATATCACATATAAATATTACTATTAATCACAAAGGTATTTATCGAGTATGGGTGTAGCAGATATAATCAAAAAGAATTTAGGTAATCTTACAGGCGGTGGGGCATTAGGTATAGCCGCTGGTATTGCTGGTAGTTTATTTGATAAATCAAAAAACAGTGTTGCTCAAAATGCGGCTGCTGCTAAGATATTAAACAAATCACCACTAGAAATAAATGATACAAGTCCTGTATCTCATATGAAATCCAATCCTTATGAATATGGAACAGCTTGGTATCCAGAAAATGTACAAAATTTAGGCACAGGTCATTATATCATATTTGATATATTAGAAACTGATACTGCTTACGGTCAACTTTGGAATAGTGTAAAAAAAGGATCAAATAAGGTAGCAGAATCATTAGGTGCCGATCCTGTTGCAGATTCTAGAAATTTAAAAGAAAATCAAATGGGTGGTTATAAAAATACAAGAAGTCAACAAGCAGCTCAAGCTAGAGTAGTAAAAGCATCTTCAGGTATAAATGCAGGAACAATAGGCGAAAGACATACTAGAGTATCAGATACATTAATTTTATACACGCCGCCAGGATTAAAAACTAGTTATAGTGTACAACATGAAGGCACTGAAACAGGAATGTTAGGTCAAATATTTGGAGCTAAAGTAGGATCTTTTGCTGATCTAGCAGGAAGAGCTAAAGAAATAGGAGCAACATTAGCAACAGAAATAGCAGGTGCGGCTATTCAGTTAATACCAGGCGTTGGTGATTTAAAAGGCGCATTACAAAAGGCAACAGGCAGAGCGTTTAATCCAAATTTAGAAATGGTGTTTAAAGGTGTACCAATGAGAGAATTTGATTATACATTTGAATTTGCCCCTAAAAACCAAAAAGAATTAGAAAGTGCACAGAAGATTATACAGAAATTTAAATTTCATATGCACCCAGAATTATCAGATATGGGTAATGATTTTATAGTACCATCACAATTTCAAATAACTTATATGTACATGGAAAATAGAAACACATATATTCCTAGAATTAGTAAGTGTGTATTGAAACAAATGGATTTACAACATGGTGATGAAGGAGTATTCAGCACATTTGCTGGAGATTCTTTTGGTGCTGCCCCTATCTATACTAAGATGAGTTTAAAATTTGCTGAAACTGAAATTATGACTAAGAAAACAATGAGCGAAGGATTCTAATATGTATTTTTCATATTTTCCAAAAGGCCTATATGATTTAAAAGGTGATGGCAATGAAAAATTGGTTACCAATTTATTACGTAGAGTAAAGATAAGATCAAAAGTTTTAAACGAGGCAAGTTTATATGATCTATATGATATACCTGAAGGAGAAACTCCAGAAATTACAGCATTAAAACATTTTGGTAGTACCTATTATCATTGGGTTGTTTTAATAACAAATAATATTACAGATAGATATTACGATTGGCCGTTAACAACATACGAATTTGAACAATATCTAAATGAAAAATATAATAATCCAGATGATGTACATCATTATGAAATTTCTCAATCTAGTGGAAAAACATCAGGTGAAGGGCCTAGTGATTATAATTATCTTGTAGAAGTTAATAGTGATACCCCAAATGCTATGTCAGTATCTAATAGAGAATACGAAGATAGAATACAAAATCAAAAAAGACAGATTAAATTATTAAACTCAGCATATTTACCTTTATTGTTGGAAGAATTTGAAAACTTAATGGCTCAGTAAAAATGAACATATATGATACACTTGACGCTAGTGCTATAAAAAAGCCTGGTGCTTATTACCTATCCGATATAAGATTAACTTCTTACGTTAGTAAAGACGGAAGTAGCGAACCAGATTCTATTGGTATTGATACAATGGTTGTTGACATGAATATCTATGAAAGTATATTCAATAAAACATTATCTGGCAACCTATTAATTGTAGATGCTAATAACGTAATAGGTAAATTGCCATTAACAGGTAATGAACGCCTAGAATTTAAATTTTTCACACCCTCTTGTTCATCAGGTTACGACTTTACAATTAAGTCAGGGAATCCAATGTATGTTTATAAAATACAAAATAGAACAGGCATTACACCAAGAGCACAAACTTATCTATTACATTTTTGTAGTAAAGAAATGATGACAAACGAATTAGTTGTTGTACGTAATGCTCAAACAAGTACATATTCAGAAATAGTAGCTAACATAGTAAGAAACGAAGATTTTTTAGGTTCAGTAAAAGATTTTTATTTTGAACCGTCATTAGGTTTACATAAACATGTATTTCCTAGAATAAGACCTTTAGATGCCATTGATACATTAGCATTGCAAACTAGAAGTACAAAATTTTATGGTGCTGGTTATTATTTTTATGAAACTAGTAGAGGTTTTAATTTTAGATCATTAGAAAGTATGATGGCAATAGAGGCCAATACGGCAAGACCAGTATTAGCAAGATTTAGACCTAAACCTGCCAATGTTAATCAAGGTGGTGAAAAGGATATTAAAAATGAAATGCAAATTGCCATATCATATAGAATTGTAGATCAATTTGATACATTAAAGAATTTAAGAAACGGCGTTTATGCTAGTAAACTTATAACACACGATCAATTAAATAAAACTTATACAGAAACAGATTTTAGTTACCATGATGAATATAAAAATCTATTTCACACTGAAGCAGGTAAAGATGGTACAAGAACCGACAATCAAGGCATATTACCTTATTACATAAGAGAAGGCCAAACATTATCAGACTATCCAGAATCCACATTATATCTATGGTCACAAACTCCTAATACACATTACGTTAATGATACTCCTGTTGAAAATCCACCAATGACAGAAATATTACAAAGAAGATTATCTCAAAGACTGGCCTTTCAATCATTTAAATTAGAACTAACCGTGCCGGGTTACACAGGTTTACAAGCAGGCGATCTTATTACTTTTGACATGCCTTCTTATGAACCAGCAGGCGGTTCAGAACCATTAGACCATGACCCTTACCTATCAGGAAGATATCTGGTTACGTCTATACGCCACCAATTAAATCGTAAACAAAACAAACACATAATGGTCTTAGAGTGTATGAAAGACAGCGTCCGAAGACCTTATCCTGAAGAATACACCGACACATTTATTAATAAGGAAAAGGCACACGACGGAATAGTAGATATATACGAAGTTGATAAATTATTTACTAACCAGATAAATGGTATTTTTAGTTAATTGAAAGAACCTCAGAGTCCGCCCGCTCCGAGACCGAAATTTTTTAGGGCTATGTAAATACAACTATTTGGCTGGCCACCTTACAATATACGAGAGGAAGGCCCACTAAATATTAGAGACTAACTATGGAAGAAGTGAATATATAATACAAATGAATATAGATAACATAAGACTATGTAAGATATAATCTCCAATAGGTTATGTAAGATAGATATCATAGGGTATCAGAGGAGGCCAACGAGATGGTACAGAGTTTAATAGGTCTAAGAGATAAAGTCATGCTAGCGCATGCCTGGCTCATAGATAATATAGAAATGGTAAGTGTTTTAGTGTTTACAGTGATGGCCAGATGGCCTGCGTAGAACTGGAGAAATAGGTAAATATGACGTATGTCCAAGTGTTATTATCAGGCGAGCTAACGAGAAAATTTTATGTATAACGAAAACTTTATGGGCCTTGGAGGCTTTCACTGGTTCACTGGCGTTGTTGAGGATCGCCAAGATCCACTTAAAGTAGGCCGTCTTAAAGTAAGAATATTAGGTTATCATACAGAAGATAAAACAATATTACCTACGGAAGAATTACCTTGGTGTCTTGTTATGTTACCGATAACGGCCAGTGGGGTTTCTGG